AAAATATCCCACGAAAACCTAGTATAACCAAGCTCCTCGGCTCTATCCCATATATCTTGGAAGATTCCGAATACCTTGTGAAAGGTGGAAGTCAAAATGCGGAGAGGCGTGGGGGAAGTGTCCACCATAGGCAAAGCGGATTCTACAAGGTCGTCCGGCGTTTCGCAAACCTCATCTGCCATGAGCACGTCAGGGTGCGGACCGCGGACCGCTTTAGGGCTAGCAGCTACACAAGAAAAGTAGTTATTATCGACGCCGGTGGTGTACTCCATCATCGGCTCTTTTGGCAGGGTGCGAATGATACGAGCGTCGGAATAAATAATCGAGGTGAAGTAGTTATACACAATCTTCGCCTGCGCCATAGCACCACCCATGTCGATAACCGAATTGTCTCTAAAGTAAAATAGGCAAAAACCCAAAGACCCGAGCATACGGGATTTGCCACCGCCTCGAGGCGCTTTCATTATTATGTTTGGTCCGGCCTTGCCGAGCCAGATTTGAGCGAATATCCACCGTAGCTTGCGAGGCCACTTAGTCTTAGGGTCGTATAGCTTGAGAAAAGTGAGAGGTCGTTGTTTGTATGCGTTCTTTATTTGGCTTCCCGAGTATGAGGTTATTTCAAGGATTTTTTCTCTCAAGGTTAGCGGACTTCGCTTCCTCTGCTTGGACAAGGAGCTTGGTAATGACGTCATAGAATTGTTGTTGCTCCTTTTCTGGTAAGTGAGAAATGAGCTCACGAATATCACCGTCGCCAAACTCTACTTGGTCGCGGTGTTCAAGAATAGTTTTTTTGTCCCAGCCTTCCACGTAGGCGAGCCACAGCTCAACCTCGAAGCTCATACCGTATTTTTTTATGCGTGTGTAGAGAGCGTTTAAAACTTCGGGGGTTTTGTCAGCAAGGTTTAGTTTAATCGCGTCGGCGCGCTGTATTTTATAATCCTCTCTTTTTTTCCAATCCACGCACGTTGCCTCGTCTAACTGCCAGTATTCAGCAAAGGCTTTTTGAGTAGGCGGTAGGTTTGCTTGCTTGCGCTCCTTGGTGCTCAAAACAGACCAACGCACAAAATCAGCGAAGGCGTCTTTTTTATTGACTTCCCTGCCGGATTTTATCTCTTTAGCCAGCAACTTCTTCTTAATAGGGGTTTTGTGGGATTTTTTTTTGGCGCGTTCCATAACTTTTAAATTAAAAACCCTCATGCTTTTCAACAAAAGGGTCTACTGCGTACAGTTGTCGCCAACTCCCATTTGCCTAATTATACCACGAACTCAATATAAAAACTTTGTATGGCTATGTTTCGCTCTATGCTGTACTAATTCGCTCTGTAGTCTAATGCGGTTAGAGCCTTGCATAACATCGTCTCGTACCAAATTATTTTCGCGTTTTAATTCTGCCAATTCGTCGCGAGTTCTTTGGCACATAGGGCATTTAGAGCAAGCACTGGCGTTATATCTAATTTTGCAGTTTGAGCACTGTATTACGTCTTTCATAGCTTTAACAAGTATGTCCGCCGGAGTCTACGCTTTCCTCAAGCAAAATGTCTACGAGCTCCATAACACGGTAGTTTACCAAGGTAGTAATATCCCCCTCGATACCCTTCCTGCTAATGCGAGCGTCTTCGTTCTCACGAGTGAGCGTATTGCGGAAGTCGATTAAATGTCTTTTTTGTTTTTCGGTTAAGTTCATGGGTATATAAATCCTTCTGTACAGCCCGGCTTGAGTTGCATAATTAGCCCCTCGTTTCCTTTGGCTGTGTACTTGTAGCTCAACTGAATACAGTTATCGGGGTTGTAGCGTTTCAGCTTGAGCCGGTTTAATTTTAAAACTTCTGCCCTGTAGGTTTCCTTGTACATCAAAACCTCGGCGTCGATTAAGTCTATTTGCGCCTCGTAGTATTTGACGCCAGCGACCACAAGCAGGGCAATGGAGACCTCTAGTAGAAACACTGGCACGAAACTTGGTAACTGTTTAAGATTCATATTTTTTTAAGGAGAATGGTTTAAATTGGTAACACTATCATTAATATTTCTTATTATGGCTTATGAAAGAGAAAACCGCCCTAACCGTGAGCAAAGCTCCAAAGATTCCGCAAGCACAGCCGAAAGCGAAAGCTAGCAAATCTAAGGGCAAATAACACTCCGTAATACAGACCACTTTCATACTTCGCTTGTCGGGGTTCAATGGGTGGTCTTTTATAATTTGCTTGTGAGGTGCCAGCTTCGGCACTCGGGACATTCATATATTCGTAGTTTAATGTGGGCTTCTTGGTAACGTTTATTTTTTACTGTCTGCGCTCCGCGTTTGTCGTATCTAACTTTGCCACTCACGGGGCAGTATCTAACTTCGTTTTGCAGGTGTTTTATTTTTGGCCAATCCATACATTTGCTTAATTATTGCCTGTATGATATTTCACAGTTTTTTCTCCACAGTAATAAACGTGTCGTTTTTACTGCCACCGTGCGCTACTGCCATAATCTCAATAATCTTGAAGCCACGAGCTTTACCAAAACCGTTTGTATTCCAACCAAAAGATATAGCGTAACCATTCGATTTTATTTTTCTACACAAAACGGATTTTACCTTTTCGTAAAACGCCATACTGGTTTGCATTTGAGTGGCTTTCATCCCCAAACTTTTATAATGCTCGCTAATTTGTCGAAAGCTATAGGGTGGGTCGAATAATACCCCCTCAAATCCCCCTTCGTGGCTAATTGATTCGGAAAACTCGAGTGCTTCCATATGGTACTCTGCTGGCATTTCAGGGTTCATGTCGTTTCTTAACTTCGCGGGTGAGTATTTGCCAGCAAAGGGGTCTACCCAATTCCAGCCCTCGCCCACATATCGGTCTAATAAAGATTTAACCGGCCGGATAGAAAACGTCCACGGGGAAGGCATAGCCCATGCTCTAGTGAAAATAATATTTTCTTCTGCATACTCTCCTTTGTATACCGTTGCCATTTTCATCTTGATTAATTCTTTTTTATTATTACGCGAGCACTACCTCACCTTTAGTGATAAAGAAATGAGAATTACAAAGCCTTGGCTCTCTGCCTATTCCGTCTGCATAGTGCGTCTGGTGCGCGATACTTGGCACTAGAGTCATATTCTCAAAACTGTCTCCTTGAAGTTCCCATATAGGTTTTTCTCCTTTAAACGGCACCACTATACGGTGCTGTTTACATAATGGACAATCAAAAGATATTGCCGTCCGCTGGCTTAAATCTTTCCTAGCCCAATTTGGGTTTAACTCCATTAATTTCATAATAATTAGTTCTTTCTTGTTATTATTTTCGGTTCCTTATAAACACATATTTTTCTTGAGCCACAATACGGACAAGAAGCGAGGCGTTTTTCTAAGTTGGTAATAAACGGGTGGTGAGCGTCGCATTGAAAGTTGTAGCGCCTACCTTTTCCGCTTCCCCCATATATCTTTTTCTTTTGGTGTTTGGTCTTCGTTTTCATTCTCGATAATTAAACAGTCTGCGTGCGGAAAACATATACAGCATTTTCCGTCGCCGCCAAATATCTCAAGCCGAGACCGGCAAATAGTGTGAGTGCCTTCGTCTCCGTGCTCAAAGTTTTCTAGGTCGCTTTTCATTTATTTTAATATTTCACAGTGTGAGTACCCGTTGGCGTGCGTACTCGATTTACAAGTTAATTCGCGATACATGCGGACGAGCGCTCTTATAAAGTTTGTCATATTGTTTTTTTAATTATTTCCTCAATCCCGGCCGGTATTGCCCGTACTGGCCGGATTTGAATAAATAACTAGTTCTTAAAGAAGTCGGCTACTGCATTGCCACTAGGTTTGTTAGTAAAGTCGCTATTGATTAAAGCTTCGTTACCGCCTGGACCTTGGTGCCAGTAGTTCACGCCAAGTATGTAGTTTCTGGCTATGAAAGCGTTAAACCAGTTATTCACCGAGTTAACCCTTGCTGTGTCGGTCGTATCGTTAATGGTTCCGATTTCGCCAATTACCACCAGCGCATTTGGGAATACTCCTCGCATTTCGTCGAGGTCTCCGGCCATTGTTGCGCCAGAGGCAGGGTAATGGTCAATCGCAATAACGTTGTCCATAGCTGCCACGGTGGCAGTTTCAATTTGGCTTTGACCTTGCCAAAATCCGTTATTGTCTCCCCATGTTACGAAACCGTCAAAACCGTATGCCCCGACAAATACGCCTGTAGTGTTACCCCATGTGGTAGTAACGGGTATGTCGTTGGCTCTCATCGCTAACTTTGTTGATAACTGCGCCATTCTTAACCACTCATTGAAGTCAGCTTTGCTTGAGAACTGGCATAAGCTACCACAATAAGTAACGCCGTTTATGCCGCCGTTTTGTGGTTCTGCTTCCGGGGTAAAAATATCACCGGGAAGTATCCAAGTCGGGTGTGCGTCTATCCAGTCGGTAATATCTTTTATGTGCCTGTACCCGTCAGGGCTTCGTACTTTGCTTTGGCTATAGATACCCTCAAACTTAACGTTTGGGTGTCTGTGCCAGATTTTTAAACCTTGTGCTCGAGCTGCTGTTATCCAACGGCTTGCGAGTAAATTAGAATCACCGGTACCACCACCGCAAGTTACGTTTTGGTAAGGGGTAGAAATTGCAATGTGAGTAGCCCCATTAGCTTTTGCCTTTGCAACCGAGCTATTAATGAAGCTGTCAGAAGGTGGGCTACATACAACGTCCTTGGTGTACTTCATCATGTCGAAGGATTGTACAACCCATTGAGTAGTCGGGTCTCGGATAACAATTTGCACAGTATTAGTGCCAGTTGCTCCGAGGTTGTCCGTAGCAGTCAAAGTAACGGTGTAGGTGCCATTAGCTGTATAAGCATGGCTGGCTGTAGCTGTGGCTCCTGCTCCGCTTGAAGCAGTACCACCGTCTCCGAAGCTCCAACTATACGAAGCTATCGTACCGTCAGAGTCAGAAGCACCAGAGGAAAATTGCACAACGTAACCGGGGTAGGTATTGTTCGTATCCGGTGTAATTGTGGAAACAGTAGGAGAGGCATTATTTACCGTTACCTGCGTTGTTTCCGTATCCGTAGCACCGTCGTTGTCAGTTACTACCACGCTCACGGTGTAGGTGCCATTTGCAGCGTAAGAATGAGTCTTGGTAGCGGTAGCACCTGCTCCACTGGTTGAAGTGTTGCCGTCGCCAAAGTCCCAAGCATAGGAAGCGATTGTGCCGTCTGCATCAGTAGCACCAGTACTAAAAGAAACAGTTGCGCCCGGGTAAGTGCTCGTAGGGTCAGCGACTACCGCGGAAGCTACAGGGGGCGCATTTGCCACAGTAACTTGTGTCGTCTCTGTATCGGTTGCCCCTTCGTTGTCGGTTGCCGTAACTGTAACTGTAAAAGTTCCAGTAGCAGTATAAGCATGTGAGGTTGTTGCAGTCGCTCCACCTGCGCTTGAGCCTGTACCCCCGTCTCCAAAGTTCCAAGAGTAAGAGGCTATGGTGCCGTCGGAGTCAGAAGCAGCGGCAGAAAAGCTAACATTTTGAGTTCTGGTCGCACTAGTTGGGTCTGCCGACAAACTGCTCACAGTCGGCGCGGTATTAGGAGTGTTGAGTTTCGCACTCGTAATATCTACCGTGTAAGGACCGCCGCTACCCTTCCAAAACCTTGCGTGGAAATATGGGGGATTGCCCGTTAAGTTAGCGCCCGTATTTAGACCATTAAAAGCAGATAATGGAATAGTTACAGTCTGCTCGCCGTTATAACAATTTTGTGGCGTGTAGTTGTACAGACTAACTGATTTCCAACCGTTCTGGTCGAAAATAATATACGAAGCGTCGCCGCCTAGTATACATGTCCCATTGAGGTTGTACGTGAGAGTAAGGCTAACTTTACCGTTGAGTATGTTAGCTGCTACGCTCTGGTATTTTTCAGAAGCACCATTGTTCATCACAAAGTGCCAAGAGGACGTAAGCATTTCTACCGAGGTGCTAGCGTGCGTGGTTTTGCCTTCTGGCAGGAAACCAACACCTGCTAACAAGAGCGCGGCTAGACCCACGGCGGAAATGATTTTCTTAAAGCGTGTTGTCATGTTTTTTCGTTAATTTATTATTTTTGCCTCGCATTGGTCATCGCAAGCGGACGCTCCCTCGGGCAAAGGGTGTCCACAGTTAATGCACGTACTCGGCAAATCGTCGTAACAATATCTTGAGTTTAAATGGTCGACTTCATGTTGTACGACCCATGCACTGAAACCCGATAAGCTCGCCGTTTGTATTTCGCTCAAGCCCTCCGGCGTTAAGTTCCTATATTCAAACTCGATTTTATTCCAGCGTTTTTTTGTAATTGCTTCCTTGTTAGGAAAGGTCATACAGCCCTCTAGGCTTTCGGTGCAATAATTCGAGTGGCGAATAATTACCGGATTTATAAAGCACTTGTCCCGAGTAACGAATAACCGCAAGGGCTCTTTGTCGTCTATCTGTGAGTGCGCTAGAGCCACACAGTGCCTGTTTTTGTTAACTGCGAGTTGCATTGCTTCCACTAAGGCTTTGACATTCTCAAAGTCTTCGGCCACAACCTCACGGCACGGGGTCTTGTGAGGTGGCACTATTGTCAATATTTGGGCTTCCATGGGGTTTATTCCTCCCGAGCGTTGTATTGCTCCTTTAGACCCTTAAAAGGCGAATTGGCTTGATTTCTGCGTCTGTCGCGGCATGATTTACAGCGCTTCGGCAGGGACAAACCCTTGTCAGTAAAAAATCTCTGTTCGCTTACAGAGACGGTAAACTCGTTACCGCACCCCTGCTCTACACAAACTAATGTCTGGTCTTGTTCCATAAAAGTTTTTTTATTTCAAATTAATTTTTGGGGAAGGTGGAATACTAAGGTCTAAGGGTTTTCGGCTTAGTGAGTCGTCGCTGTAATATTTATCGAGCGAGCCCTTTGACTCTGCCTCTAGCAGCTCGAGTACATACTCGATATTGTTCTTTGCAAACCGCGCTCCGGCTTGGTGGTTTTTTAGTAAGTCCTGCGCTGTGTGCTTCTGGCCAAACTGGTCGATAGAAGCAAAGCCCGGCTCGGTTTTTACCAGACGCTCGTAGTGTGCAATATCAATTAAGTTAGCAATGAGCTTGTCTTGGAAAATATTTAGATATAGGGTAAGCAATTCTTTGTAAGTAAGTACTCTGTCTGTGTGTTGAATAATATCTTGGGCGGCCATGGTTTAGGTTTCCTCGCTGGCTTTTACGTCTGCCAGTGTGTTATTTCTTAATTTTCTCTGCTCCTCAAGCTCTGCTTTTTCTGCTTTGCTTAAAGTTCCTTTTTTACTTTCTGGCAATATGCCGTCTCCGGCGCGCAAGACTCTGCCCCTCTGTAAAGCCTTCTTTCCATTCCGGTTTTTTAGATTCCTGCGTTTCTCAAAATCTTTTCTGCGTTTTTTTGCTTTGTTTATTTTTCTTATTTTCATGTTGTTTTAGTAATTTCCCTAAGATTTCGTCAGTAAGTTCTCTCATAGTTTTGCCTCGACGAAATGCCTCTATTTTGAGAGCTTGGTGTATATCCTCATGCACCCTAATTTGAACACCTTTTATTTTTTCCATAGTTATTTTTTATCTTTCTCCTCGAACAGTGCAGCCGGTCGGCGTTGGTCGTTGAGCACCTGCGCTCTTTCTTGCAGGTTGTCGATAAGCTCCTTGCCGTCTGCGAGGTCGCCGAGTATAGATACTTTCATACCTTCCTCGGTGTATTTTTCTGTTACTTTATTTTTAACTTTTAGCTTTACCGTGATTACGGTTTCTAGGTTTGCGTCGTATGCCATGGCTCTCTAAATTAGTGAAAGAATAATTAGCAGTACTCCTACCACAATCATTGCCGTGCGACCGCCCACTTGAGCCAGAAGCGCTACGCCGAATAAAAAGGGTATGTTGGTTAAAAGTCCTCTAAACATATTTATTTCCCTATTAGCGCCGGTTGTTTTGCCGGTGCCGTATTAATTGATAATTTATTTTTTAATGCCTCAAGCTTGGCCACAAAATCGACCTGTTGCGGTTCGCTCGTAGTATTTAAAAATTGCCTTCCAAGGTCGTCTAGTTCTTTCCAAAAGTTCGGGTTATTTCGTATCGAGTTAATAAGACCGTTCATTATTCCACCGCTTAGGAAAGTCGCAATGCTCGGCGTAAACTGCTTGTACCTGTAGCTGGCCAGAAAATATACTGCCAGTTGTTCTAACTCAATCGGGCTTAGGATATTCAGCGCCAGCACCCTTTTTAATTGGCTTCCGTCTCTGATATTAAACTTCGGCTGGAAGCCCCTAGTTTTATTTGCGGTATCATAAAAAAACTTAACAAAGGCTTGGTGCGGTGAAGTGGCTTTGGTCTTGCGCGTGGGTTTTAGTTCTTCCACTTTGAGCAAGCAATATATGTTGCTCATTCCGGCGCGCTTCTCCGAGGAAATAATGCCAAGGTCTTTTAGATTGTCCAAAGAACGAAGTACGGTTGCCCTGCTCAAATGCAGTCGCTCGCATAGGGTTGGTATGCTCGGCCATGCGTTTTGTTCGCGGTTGTCTGCGTAACTAGCCAAGCCGGAATAAACCTTGTAGTCTGCTGCACTTACATATTCGCTAAAGAGTATGGTTTTTTCTATCCATACCCAATCGCTTTGCCGTAAGTCGCGAACTTCGATTTTTGTTTCTGTTGTGCTCATAGTTTAAAAAACAAAACCCCGAGTGTAAGTCGACACGTTCGGGGGCTTGTAGGGTGGCAAGTCTTAGTTGTTCCCTTGCAAATATCATAGCATATATTCTGTGTCGACTCTGTAAAATGATTATAGCATGAAATAATAAGAGTCAACATCAGAAAAGAGGCTTTGCGGTGGATAACTTGTGGATATTATATTTCTTATCGAGAAACTTTAATTTTCTAACCCAATGCTCGGCAGGGTACTTAGCGAGGTCTGCATTAGTCGCTCGTTTTAAAGCTATCCATTCATTCATGCGCTTGTCTAAACCGCCGCCTAAGTGGTGCCATTCACATAAAGGAATGATTGCCCATTTCTCGTTAATTTGTCTGCCGCCATAAATAAAAGCGTGTTCCCAAGTGATACGACCTTTGCAGTCGTTTCCCTCTCGGGCGCACGCTTTATAATACGGGTCTTGCTCCATTTCGCGCTTTAAGATTTCGGGTATCGGTCTCATATTTTTTGAGTGGTCTAATGAGGTGGTAGTGGCATGGGTCGGACTTGTGTTGCTTGATTCCCCAACACGTAAGCATGTGTACACGTTGCTTACTGATTTTTTGGAGTTTAACCCAAAGGGGGCGCCCAAACATAAGCGGTTAGCTTCTGGCTCTGTAAATAATTTACCCGGGATTTTCACCCGATAGCTCCGTATTTTGAAGCCGTAAACTTTACATCACGTAAGTAGCTCCGGTGCTTAGTGTTCTGATAATACACCGTCCCGAAGATTGCTAGTCTGCGCCCGAGTGTAGCTCGGACTTTCCGACCACACCATTACCACCCCATAGTTTCTACATACCGCGGTCTGCATGGCTGGCTTTGGCTTTTTCAGCCTCAATTTGCCTTACAGTACTTTGTATAAATGATACCATACGGTCGCACGTATCAGCCACCATGGCGTAGTTTTTTGACCTTTGCTCTCTGGCAATAACGTCAATTTCTGCGTCCACGCTCGCTCTCCCTGCTTCCGCCTTCGCCTCGGTTATTGTACCCTTGCCTGCGGCCATACTGATAACCAAAGCGTCGCGTACCGATTTAAACGCCACCTCTGCGGCTTTATATTCGCCCCACGCCTCATTAGCCTTGCCTCCGAGGTAAGGGTAGTAGGCGATAAGTTCCGAGCCTTTACGGAGCAACCACGGGGCATTGCTGTGATTTCTAGGCTGTCCTAGGATTTGACGGCTTACCTCAAATACCAGATTTACCACCTTGTCGCTTTTCTCGAACTCCTGCAAGCTCTGTATTTTGGTAAATAAGTTTTGGCGCTTCTGCTCATAGTCCTCAAAAAGTGCCATAGTTTTTTACATTAATTCTTTTTCCGCTTCCACTGCTACGGACTTTCGCAAATGTTTTATCGTATGCTTGCGCCCGTCCATGGTTCGTATCTCGATAGAGTTTTCAAGAAACGGAATATCATATACCGCACGGAAACGTTTTACCGAGACTATATGCTCGCGAGAGAAACTTGTACGGCTTGTGCCTCGGCCGAAGCTCTGCGTCTCGACCAGTACCGCACTATCGCTAACTACGAAAGTCTGGCCAAGCCTGTTTTTTGTATCAATCATAGGAGTACTCCTTGTCTTACTTCACCGAATCGTACCCATTCTAACGGGTCGTAGGTCATTCCCTCGACACGGTAGTCGGACTTCGGTTGCTTATTTTTCTTTACCAACGCCTCGACCTTTTCGCGGTGATATTGCAATGCCTCTTGTATTGTGGTTAGCTCCGATACTCTTTCCTCAATCTTGCCTCGCCATACGCGCACGGATTTCGGTACTGGCTTGCCGGATAGCGCCTCCCAACCTCGCTTCGTGATTACCCATGTACCCGGCACTTGTCGACCATTGGGACTCTTGAGCTTTGCTATAAGCCCGAGCTTCGAGCATTGAGTAGTACGGCTTTTCATGGCATAGGTCATTCCCTCTAAGCGTTGGACTCTAACCATGTTAGCGTCAGTAAACATTTTACCTTTCTCTAAGGCGCTGCGAACTGCGCGAGCCATACCGAGCAAAAGCAAAGCGTCCAGTATATCAAACTCAAATATGTATTCAGCCATGAGCGCGCCACAGTTTGCACAATGGTCTCGGTCGTTAAGCTCCGGTATGTTGTGCTGTAGGGTTGCTCGCAAATAATCCTCATTTTCTAGGAGCTTGGGATTTTCCCGAATAAGTCCGACCGTGATTTTTATAATTGGCCAGAGCTTGCCAGGATTAAGTTGTGTGTTCTTATTTGTCATTTCTTTTTATAAAAGCCCCGTCTATAAAACCTCTCTCCGTGAAAGTGTAGACCACTATGTCGCCCTCGTTTATCGTTACCGGACTATCGAATACAATCGTCATACTCATTTTGTCTCGGCCTATAGCTACGTGCTTTTTAACTTCTTTAATTTTAATTTCTTCCAAACTATTTATAAGTGTCATTTTATTCTCGTATTACTCCATAGCCATGCGTGCCAGTTTCTTGACCGCATGGCTCACTCAAATGTTTTTTGTACTCCACAACCCCGTACTTATTCAGGTTAAATAGCGCGTGGCCAGTGGTTTCTATCGCTTCCGCTTCGGTCTCAAACCCGGAGAGCATAATGCCCTCGCCTAGAGCTTTCGCAAAAGTTTCGTAAAATGCTCCCCTTGAACGAATAAAAATTGTATTTTCTGGTCTAGTCATCTGCGACCTCTTTCTCTGCGTCCTCCAGCTTTTCAATAGTAGTTAAAAGTCTTGTCGTTACTTGGTCTAGCAAACTGTAGACTTGGTTTAGTTCGGGAATACCATAATAATCTCTAGTGCCTTGTACTTGTCTCTGTATTTTTTCAATCACCGACTCGGTAGTCCTTGCTATTTCCAACTGCGTTTTTATTTCTTTTTTTTCATCTTCGGTCATAGTTTTACCTTATTTCAAAGTCTCCGGCCTGTAGCCTTTCGACCATGGTATTAATATCTTGAATTAATTTATCGAAGTCGAACTGGTAGCGCTTCACCCAGTACTGCGTCGGTATGCCGTTGTTAGAGTTGAACGACTGTAGCAACATCTTTGGCACAAAACCGAGTTTCAGTTTGCATGAGAGCAAGTACCAAGTAAGTTGTTTGTCTGTGTCGACTCGCTCCTGCGTCCACACCACGCCCATTTTATTTTCAACAATCAGTCGAGCGCTTGGGCGGAAGCCGTCAAAGATAGAGAGTATCGGGTAGTTGAGTCTCGGGTGCTTCACTAACATACGGTGCTCGGTCATAGACTTGGGAAGAAACACAGTATTTTTGTGGCTCAACGCTTCACGGATTACACGCTCATAGTTTGCTGTAAACCCTGCTGCCTTGAGTTCTTTTGCGTAGTCGTACTTCTTATCGCACCATGCCTCTTGGAATATTTTACCGAACAACATTTTAGGTGTTGGTTCATCGACCCTACAGACGTAGTACTGTTGGTAATACTCCATAGGGTCGTTTTGGTACAAATAAAACTGCGAGTAGGAAAGGTACGGTCTTGGTAATTTCATTTTGTGTCTTTGAGCCATGCTTGTAGTTTCCCTTCGATATAACCCTTCTCTTTGTCGTTTAAAGGCAACGTAGGCAACTTTTCTAGTGCTTCCTGTACTTTTGCCTTGTTTCCCCTAATTGCCATGACACGGGCTAACGTAGCGCCGTACATAGGACTTTCACCGGCAGTCGCTTGTACGTTTGCTGGCTGTGCCATTTCCTCGTATGACACCCTACCTGCTTCGGCTACCTTCTGCTTTTCTTCCTCGGTGAGCTGCGACTTGGCCAAGTTCTCCGCTACCCGGTTCCATACGTCTGCGGCAATAGCCTGCCAGATTGCCCGGTTAAGCGCACGAGTCTCGGCCATCATGTTTAGGGTTTGCTTTACTGCTTCGAGCTTTACGCTCTGTTTGCTGGCTTCCCCGACTGCTTCGACTTCCACGCCGTCTTTGAAAAAAATAGTTTTCTTCACCACGGCTGGCTCGTCGATATTGTGGGACATTTGTATAAACTCAACCCGTATAGCGCGGACTGCTTGCTTGCCTTTGCGTAGCTCATGGAGCAAGTAGAGCCTGCCGTCCTTGTTTAAGTAGGGTTGGTTCCCCATGGCATTTACGCCCATAGACGGTACGCCGTAGATTTGAGCCACTTTGTTGCAGAAGTCGGAAACCGCGGCGTCCTGTTGGTTTGCAGGTTTAGGCATGTGTCCGCCCCATGCCAGCTTGCGCTTAGGGATAGCGAGGGGGTAAGCCTTGTTTTTCTTTAAGACTACCGCTTGCCCTGCCTTGAGCTTTTTGCCTGCTACGGCTTTAATGGTTCCCATAGTTTTAGAGTTCTTTAATACTTACCCTTGGCGCCAACTCCTGCTCTTTGTAGGCCGCCTGTTTAACCTCTACTGGCACTTGTCCGAGTTCGACCAGTTCCTCAAACTTTGCCTTGTCGATTTCCTGCACTAATGCCCCTGCGTCGATAATGGTTTTCTTCACCTTTGGCGTTACCATTTCAAATACGATAGTCGGGTCATACCACTTTTTGAAAGCCGGGGCGTAGTTAACCTTTATGTACTCGTTGGCGATATTAGCTTTTAAGTTTAGCTTAACCTCGTCCTTGAGTGCTTTCTCCGCTTCGGTAACAGCGACTAGTAAACTGTCATACTGTCCGAATACCTTAGCGTTTTTTTCTCGAAACTCTTTAACCGCGAGTGCGGCTTGCGTGTAGGCTGCAAGTGCCTTGTTTTGCTTGCTCATAGTTTTTGTTGTTCACGCCTTAGAGGTGGTAACTACCGTCCTCTACTGCTGCGATGAACTTAATTATATTTTCGCCTTTTATGTGATACTTGGTTGCAACACCCTTGCCATTGATAACCGCTTTTAATTTGTTGCGGCTGGCTCGGTCTCGTTGTATCCATGCCCGGTATGTGGCGATGTTGTTACACCAAGGGAATAACTTATCATTCACCCAAATCACGAGCGAGTACCATTGTTTAGGATTGATTTTTGCTGTTGTCTTTTTCATACCTACATATTAAAACTGTTATTACTCTTTGTCAATTCTTGTTATCCACAACTGCCGATGTAATTCTCGCTGTAATTCTCGTGGCAGGTGTTTACTTCTTTCCAGTCCATGCAAACTCCGGCTTATAATTTCCGTCGCCTTCGATTGCATGGTACTCAACCTCAATGAGTCCGACTCTAGGGTCTGCGATTTGTGAAAACGCATACCACGATAAATCAAGTTCTCGGTCGGGGTGTACTTTAGCGTCAGGGCCGAAGTCATTTATTAGGACTTGCACGGTCTTACCGTTCGCTTTGTTAGTTACCTCTACCATAGTGCCTCTTGGAAACTCCCGGCTTGCGGCGGTGCGGTGATTCTCGCTCCAACGCTGGCCGTTAATTTCGTAATGGTACCAACTTGCCTTCGTGGTTTTTTGTGTGTTTATTTTTGCGTCGGCTGTCTTTGTCTCACCGGCACACACGACGTCGCGCAAACCACATACGCTATCGTCGGACTCATTGCTTAGATTTTTAAGGTTCTCGATTGCCCTCTCTTGCCTCACGTCGACTACATAATTTAGAGCGACGATTGCAAGTATAAGAATTATTATTTTTTTCATTTTTTGTGTTTTTAATTTTTAGACCTACTAGGCGAAAGCTAACTCTTTGTGGATTTTACAAAGTCTCTTATATTCAGACTTCATGCTGTCAGTCCACTTGCCAGCTAACTTAGCCTTTAGAATGATTTGGTCAATCTTTTTGTTGACCTGTTTAAGCACTTCTTTCTTATTCATATATTTGCCCTTTCTTTATTACTTTTTGTTTTTGTAAGGTTTTTTACCTTACATATATATTATACTCCTGTTGTTATTTCTTGTCAATCCTTGTTATACACAAGTTATCCACAGGCAAGAGAAAAGCCGACCTTTAGGGCTGGGTCGGCTTTCTGGCATAGGGGTGCCATTGGTAGGGTTTTTGGTGGGGTTCTGGCGGGTCAAGCTAATTGCAGTTGCATTGGTTGTTGTTCATGGCTTACCTCCTTTCTACGGTTTGTAGATAAAGAAATAAATGTACAGACCGAAGGCGACTACAGCGGCCACACGGTATGCGATTTTCTTTGCAATGTCCGCGTTGGAGTCAATGAGTGCCATGTGCGCCTCCTACTGAATACAGCTAAAGCGTTTTGCGCCTCGGCGTAACAGATAGTGTGCGCCGGTCAAAATCAAGCAGAGCAGTTGGACTAATTTATTCTTCATAGCATTGCTCCACAATGGATACACTTCTTCTGGCCGCGATTGTTCTGTTGCATACGGCAAGAAGAACAAGAGATTTTAGGCAGAGGTGCGTTAGGGGACGTACCGCCGCCTGCGTTCTGCTTCGTGGATTCGTTGCAAGGTGTCATGGTGTTGTGCGCCTCCGACGCACGTAAGGTCTCGGTTGTAGAGCAGTTTTAATTGCTCGCCTTCGGTTTCGCACCACTCTTGCTCTCCGGCGGTAGCCACGCTGTAGCGTACACGTTGAGCGTCAGAGTGATTGCTTGCTTGCGCGGTAGTCTCCCGGTTTTCTTTAGCCATAAAAGTTGTAACCTCATTGCTCGAGTTAAATGACTAACCCCTCTCATGTTGTGCCTCCTTGTGAAAACGACAAGCGGATACGAGGACACCTCAACCGGCGGCCACCTTTCCAGTTTCCGCTTTTTGCATGGAAGGTAAACTATGAGCAAAACTTCCACGGTGCGATTACTGGATTTTAAAGTTGAAGTATCCGCGTATTCGTTGGTCTGCAATGGAGAGCTCGCGGCCAACTCTTACGATTCTGTCCCTGTGCTTGCTGTAATTACTATCCGCAATAATTAAATACTCATCTCTAATGTCTACGATAACTTGTGCATGAGCGATACCGTGCTCGGTAGTAAGAACTGCATAACCGATTTGAGGCTCGGTAGCGTTCGGCACAATGTTGCCAGCGTATCCATGAAAGTCTGGGTGCGCCCCAAGTAAGCGCCGGACGAAAACCACGCACTCACCACCGTATTGCCCTTGCAAAGACTTAGCGGTGTCAAGTAACGTTTTGGGTTTCACTCCCGTCGCTCGTTGGGCTGGCTTAGGTTTCTCTAGGGGTTTTACCGGACCGAGGTATATCGGTCCGGTAAACGGCTTCGCTTCTAAGTTTGCCAGCACTTCTACGGTCGCGTCATTCAACTGGTGAGGTGTATACAGAATTGCGACCGCCAAAGTTATCGCGAGCAATGGACGTAAGATAGATTTTTAAATTACTGATTTTCCTCGCTTGGCTTTTCCTTCGGTTTAAGTAATGACTGGTAGCCAAGGTACGAGAAGAAATAGCCGAGAGCGCTTTCGGCGACTAACCCCAAAAACTGCTCGTCGTCTATCGTACCGTTTAAGTAGCGAGTAACTAACACCCCCACGAAAGACAAGGCTGCGGCAGCAAAACGGATTCGGCCTCGCTGTGTTTCGCTTATAGGAATTGATTTTACATACTTAGCCAACTGCACCAGACCTGCACTTGCAAGCCCGACACACATGGTAAGTAATACGTTTACGTCTAGCATGGATTTATGCTATTTCTCCGTCTTGGCCACCGAACTCACCGAGCGCCGTAGCGCCTGCCGGGAAGTAAACAATGTCAGCCGGTTTTAATGTCCCGTCGTCGTTATACAACTTTTTTTCAAATATTTTTTCTGCACTCAAGGCTTCTTCCTTATTAGCCACTAACACGCCTCCGAGCACTCGGCCGTCGGAAATGCGTAGCAGGCCATAAGCGCCTCGAATGTTTACGATTAAAGTATCGTCCATAAGCGGTACCTCTCGGACTTCCATAGCTATCGGCGAAAATACATTGCCGCTAGTAAAGTAGTCCTTAATAATAAAATGTCTCTTAACCCAATTACACCAACTAGACTTAGCGATAAGCGCCTCCTGGCCCCGGTCAAAACCGTTTTCATGGCAATAGAGCGCGTGAGCCCACTTTACCGTGCCGGGCTTCGGGACGTTAGGGTGCTCACCGTTAGCCCAATCGGTATTATTACCGTTAACGCCAATCACAAGGCCTTTCCATGTCCTCATTGCCAAAGCGCAAGCCTCAATGTTGTTATACGGTACATTCCAGTAGCGAAGTTTAAATACCTTACGCTGTTGGCCGGGAAGGTTTACCACAACCGTCATGTTCTGCTCGGTCTGCGGATTTGGGTCTTGACTTTGAGTCCTATCAAAAGCCCCCTCACCCTTGCCCTCTAACATCATTCTGAACGGGTCGGCTAGATAGCCACCGCCACCGGGCAAGTGGGTACGGCTATACCCGTCTCTGCGCGAAAGCTGTATGCCAGTCCATTGCCAGAAATAATAAGCGAACGCCTGCCATGTACAACTAAGGCTTGAGCCTTGGTCTTCGTCCGGTGGTGCTGGTATGCCAGACGGCATATTAAAGTCCACCGTTGGCACTCCGGCCAGCTCGATAACATTGGCACCCAAAAGTTGAAAACGTTTTGGGTCTCGGTCTCGTGGGTGCTCTCCCTCGAGGCCTTTTCCGTAGTCATCTATTCCCATAGTTTTTTCCTTTCCGACTTTATCCCCAAATGTGTATAACTTGTGGAAAAGTCTTGTTAAAAACTTGAACATCTAAGAGTAGTTATTAAGACTAGTTACTATGATATTAGTTAGGGTGTCATTTTTAGTATGCCCGGTCGTATCATTTTTAGTACTGGTACGTCTCATTTTTAGTACTGGTATCAAAATTAGTACTACCCATATACATTAGCTGGAAAAACTCCTCGTCTGTCATTCTCCTTTTCTTTGCATTGCACAGCCAGCAAGTACCGATAATATTGCTCAAAAAGTTTGTACCTCCTCTGGCTACAGGGATTTTATGGTCTAGTACAAAACTTCGGTGCTTTTCGTCGCCATTATATGACTGCTTGTTTGGTGGAAAACACTCGGTAAAGCAATAACCACACAAACCCTCTTGCTCGTTAAATAACTTTTCTCTAACCTCTCTCTTTTTCCCCGTGCTATAAAGTGTAACTTCGCTCATAGTTTTGTTGTTATACCTTATTATAACATGCTACCCTCTCATCGGTTCTGCTGTGCTCGGGATTAAGTGCTCTACTCTGCTAGTCATTGCCTCCATAAAAGGCTCCACCTTCTCCACAAACTTCTCTAAGCGAGAAAGCGTCTCGCTACTGGTCTTCATGTACTCCCCGGACTGCGTAGCAACATCGCTTAGGTTTTTTATAAAAGTTTTCAGCTCGGGGTCTCTGCCCTGCAAAATATCCAAGTACTCTTTTAGCTTTTTATCCTTCTCGTCTAACTGTGTTTGTAGCCTTACTACCTCGTGGCTTAGTCGTTGGATTTCTTTTTTGCTTTCCTCGGCGATTCTCTGTAGCGCCTCAACCTGTGAGGTGAGCAATGCCATGGTGTCCTTGGAAATATCTATCGTATCCTTTTTGCCGTCTGCTCTGCCTTTTCTATATTGCCCCATGAAGTAGCCGAGCCCTGCGATAAGAGCTCCTGTACCGGCTAAAAATGCGAGTAGTCCTTCCATGCTTTTTATTTTTGTTAATGATTAAATAATCGCTTCGGCTTCCCATAAGAAAGCTATCGCGCTGTTGCTGGAAGAAGCCCAAGTTAAGGTAATGTTAGTAGCGTCAAATGATGCCGTAGCCGTATTGTCTGTACCAGTATCGGTATTAATATTTATGATATTTGTTGTATCTACACTAGCCGAAGCTCCTGAGTTATTGTCGTTTATCGTAACGGTAGCAGTAGCCGAGCCGTTATAAACACCTACGGAGCCACCGAAGTTAAAACTAGAGCCACCCTTAAATGCGGTAATTCTTACTCTGTTTGGAGTAACGCCCATACCATGAGCAATATTTTGTGTAGTGCTTGAGTTACCGGAAGTTGCACCCTGCGCTCTAATGACTATAGGCTCACGCATGATTAAGATTTCGGTAGCGCTAACTGCGAGACCAACCAAGACCTTGTATGTGCCTGCTGTGGTCGCTAATGCGCCGGAGTCGTCCACGTAGTAATACTTGCCAATATCCAAACTGGAAAAACCACCGCAAACGCCGTGGTGCTGGACAATAATAGGGTTAGTATCGGTACTGTCAGTAATAGCAAAACCTATAAACTTAACTGTATTAATATCGTTACCGTCGCACTGGTAGACTTTATTATCGCTGTCCTTTAAATACACCGGCTTTGGTGTAGGCGTGCCGTCAATCGTAGCACCGGCCGTTAGCGTAAGCTGGCGGAGTATTTTTATATCAGTGCGTAGATTGTTGTATTGTGAAGCGAGTCCGTCGTCTCCTGCCGAAACATTTGCCGACGCTAGCCCTGTATCTTCTGCCATAGGATTACGTTATTTCTTAAACTCTGGTAATTTCGTAACATTGCTCATGTCCGGTTTTTTAGGCCGGTCTTTTTCGTTAATGCTATCAACCTCTTTGAGTGGTAAATCGGTTAGCGGTTCCTCTGCTGCGAACTTACGGATTTGCCCCTTGTATTGTATTTCCGTAATTGGTAGTTCGTTATTGAGCCGGTTTAGGTAGTGATACAGAAAGTTCCGCAACGGCATACCGTTATGCTCGTCCGGGTTGTATTCAAACTCTAATGATATTTTTACGGTTTGTTTTGCCATAAATTAGCTTACGGTGTACTGGCAGGCAACGGTCATGGATTCGCTGGAAGTTTTTACCCAACCACCAGTAAGGACACGGGTAAACATTTGACCCGAGTTTGCGGAGCCTGTGCCGTCAATAAACGTGCCAAACTCGTTGTATGTGCCGTTTGTATCAGCCTTGGAATAAAAGAAGTCTATAAACGCAATATTGGTGCTGTAGCTGGCACTGGCTACGACTTTACGAAATACCTCGGTAGCAAGTTGGGTCTGTCCATTCGATACGGCAGTGGAGCCCGAGCCGAGCGCGCCGTAGTTAATAATCCCCGTATAAGTCGTGGTGTTGGCGAGGCGCTGTGCAATAACCGAACGGCCGACGGTAACAATCAGATTCTCTACGACATGCTCGCGCACCATAAAAAGACGCTTGAGCTCTGCAAGCATTTGGTTATAGATTCCCCGGTGCGTTTCACTCCATGGACTCCTAATGTGCCGTTGTATTTCTTCCTCGAGCTTCATGGCTTGCTTAGAGCGCATGTCAAAAATAGAGGCGGTTTGTATCCCTTTGATTGCAAATTGGCTTGCGACGTGTTGCATATATTTTTTATTTGTTTATCCCCACTCGAACTTGCCCCACTTCATAGGCTTAGTTCCTGTTACTCCCCACTTAAACGGCGGAGTTGTATTTGATTTCGATATGCTCTCGGCAATGCTTATGCCGTCGGCGGTTACGCTTACTGTGTGCGGTTCTCTGGTAATAGTTTCGGTAATAGTTAAGTCTTCCTGTAGTGCCTCTATTCTGTCGATTTCTTCCGTTGCGTCGATAACTTTTTCTTCGCTTGCCAAGCTCTCCAAAAATGCTGTTGCGTTCAGTAGCCGACCACCAAATCTTATGGTGTAATTATACTCTATATTCGTCCCGTCCTCAAATAACTGCGTTGTTACTTCCTGTATTAAATACACGCTGTCTGTGGATATTCCCCACGTTGGCAGGTTTATGGTGAGCTGTTGTCCCGGCCGGAAATAAGAGCCAGCGGTCAGTAAGCCTGTACGAGTGGTAACTGTGGCGTTGATAAGCGGATTTGCGTACTCGTCCAGTTCTTTAAGCGCTCTCTGGCGAGCTACATCTTTCGAGCGAATACTTGTATCGGTAATGGTAATTTCGTGCAAGCCGTCGCCACCCTCGAGCGCCTGCATGGCAGCTACGGAAAGGGCGCTTTTTAATTTAACGATTACAGGCACCTCGTATTTATAACTCACCTCAAGCTCATCGCCGTCGGCAGGAGTCGCTTGTGCGGAGCTGCAACGTATAAACTTTTCTTGGAAATTAAACATGAAGTCATACGAAGCCTCGTTGTCATTGTCGAGAGGGTCTACCCCGACATTCTGTGCAACCGTATTTAGCTTTATATACTCCATGGTCTTAGGCTTCTCACGCAAAAGCCACTCACGGGCTACGCCGTCAGCGACTATGGTTTGCTGGAAATAAGTACTTGTTTCCTCACGGAGACCTTTAACCACCACGGAGTTGCGGACTTGGGTTACATCAACCTCGATATTTATATCCGAAAAATTGTTGCTTGCGTCGGTAAAGCTCTCTGGCGCTGCCACGTAGTCTTTAGGTTTAAAGTACAGCTTGCGCTCATAATCCACCCACCACTCATAGTTTGTGTATTGGGATAGCTTCTCTAACGCCTTACGCAAATTAATGTGGTTAAAAGCGATTTTATCAATCGTGGGGCCGGTGTCTACGTTGGTTACGTCGAACGAGTACAGCGGTATGTAAGTATCAAAAAGGTCATCGACAATATACGCCAAGCTCTTATTTTCGTAAGTCTTCTGCGCGTTGTGGTTTATTAAAACGTAGGTATAATCAGTCGCCTCTACCGTATAGACAAAAAGCTGCCCTTCCCCAACCTCTACCGGCTCGACTCGGGTAATAAAACCGGCAAACAAAAACCTTGAGCCGTCTTTTAAAATAATTTCCTTGCCCTCGCTTGGCTTAGTCTGCGAGGGTAGCTTGGTAATTTGCAACGACAAAGTATTGCCACGATTTTGCAGTTGCTCCCGAATGTTGGCAGAGTTGGTTTTATATTGAGGTAGGAAATTACTACCGCCTATTGTTAGAGTCAGTGCCATATTCGCAAGGTTTAATTCCGCAATTCGTACAGTGGAAATTACCGCAACCTAAATTGCATATTAGAAAGTCATGCAGACCGAAAAAACAAAGCAACCACATGCTATGCGGTTATTTTGTTATTTATCATAAGTGGTCTAAAGTAGCGGTCTATCTCTTGTCTTATTCGCCTAATGTCATCGTCTGAGCGCACACTAGGGTTTATAATGTTCACCGTTACATTGCCAGTACTGCTACCAACTTGACTGGCAGGGATTACTTGCTCTTGGCCGTGAGCCATAATCGGTACTGGGGTGCCAACTGGTCCAGGCACAATACCCCCTGTCGCAAATCCCGGTAATTTAAAGCTCGAGGAGAAAGGATTAAGTGAGGCGCCGGAAGCCCTGTAACTATTCCATGCGTTCATTGCTTTGTTAATCCAGTCGACTACGGACTTAAAACTTTCCACGAGTGCGTCTATTTCGCCTTTAAAACTTTGGATAGCAACGGTCGCAACTTTAACCATGAAGGTAGTAAAATCTGTTATCCATGTAAGTACAGAAACACCTATTTTAAGTAATTCAGTTAGAGTGCTCACAAATACTATAAACGAAGCGAGTAATACACCGCCGACTATTTTAGCCATAAGTTCGAGCCCGGGCAATAAAGGCTGTACTGCTTCCCAAAGTTTAACCAGCGCTGGCCATAATTCATTTTCAACCGTAGCCCATAAGTCTTGCATTGCTGGCCATAGTTGCTCGCGAACTACCGCCCACACGGAATTAAACGCTTCACGGATTGCCTCAAGCGCTGCTTTTATAGTCTCATTACTCTCAAGTCTGGCTTTCAAGTCGTCCCAATTTTTTACTATCCAAATTATACCTGCTACCAACGCCCCCACTGCCGCGCCACCGAGCGCCCATGGTGCCATAGCAGCCGCCCACAGATAGAAAGCCGTGAGAGCTGCGTAAATAGCTGGAGTGAGCATACCGAGAATAGCGCCAGCCACTAAAAGTATTGCTTCCCTGTGTTTTCCAAACCAGTCAATAATATCCTTCACTAAGTTAATCCAGCGTGGCAAATGATTGTTAACAATATCTATCATCATTTGCACGAGTTTCTTTCCCCACTCTAACAACTCCGCGCCTTGTCCTCTCAAAAATTGCTCCCATGCGTCAGCTAAGTTAGACCACATGCCACCGAGGCTTTTAGCCTGCTTGTCCATGAGGTTGTTAAATCTGCCACCCTCGCCGGTTAAGTCTTCCATGGCTTTCTGAACAGCCGGAAAACCTATCTCACCAGCGCTAACCATTTCCTGTATGGCAGAAACCGGCTTGCCGAATTGTTTAGCAAGCATATCAAGTAAAGGCACACCAGCTTCGGTAAACTGCCTAAGTTCCATACCTGTAAGTTTGGTAGCTGCCTTCACTTGACCGAACGCCATTATAAGGTTTGGCAGCTTGTCCATACCTACACCCGAGGCAATGTCCCCCAAGGCTTTTAAGTTTGGCAATATTTCCTTTTGTTGGAAACCGTAAGCGAGCAGTTGCTTAGAGGCAGTCTCGAGACCTTTCAACTCAAACGGGGTCTTCGAGGCGAACTTGACCAAATCGGCATAAAACTCTTTTGCTTTTTCTGCCGAGCCGAGCATGGTTTCAAAAGCGATTTGTGTTTGCTCCATACTCGCGGCAGACTTTACCGCACTAAGAGCAAAAGCGCCGACTGCTGCACCGGCGCCTGCCATTCCTAAAGCAAACTTTTGCGAGGCGTCCACAGACCCCTGCATACGTTTATCAAAAGCGCTAAACTTTTCCTCTACGCTCTTGAGTGCTTTGGTTGCCTCGTCTTTGAGACGAACGACAATATTTAATTCTGTTTCGCTACCGCCAAATAATGCCATAGGTTTTTTAGTTACGCCGTTGCGCTTTTGCCTCGGCTTCTTGTTTCTTTGCGTCTATTCTCATTCTTTCGATAATGAGCTCGACAAACCAAGTAGGTTGATTCATATAGGTGTAGTAGTCCCAACCATACACGCGACACACCTCGGCAATAATGAGGTCTCCGCCAAGACGACCAGTAGTCGCGTATTGTACTAGGTCGTCTCGGCTTTTTTTGGTTCGGTTATCTCGTTTACCGCCTTAATAACTTCCTCGTAAGCCTCTACGGGTAAATCGAGTATGAAGTCCACAACCTGTTTTCTGTCTGTAATAATTGCGCCGTCGCTCGTCTTTATTTCCTTAACCACTAACTCAAGCGCCTTGTTCTCTGCCTCAAATTGAGTAGTGCCTTTCATGCCTACCATTTCGACACTTCCAGCGTCCTTGTTCTTTAAGTCCGAAGCATTGGCAGACCGACGCATGGAAACATCTTTTAGGAATACGCCCTCGATTTCTCTCTTGTCTCGACCAGTAATATAGTCGTGCAAGACAAGGGTATGCTCACCAGTTATTTTAACTTCTCTTGTTGCTCTTTCGCTCATAGTTTTTTGTTAATTACTAGTTTAGTAGTTTTTAGTACTTAGTTAGTACTAGGCTTTATCGTATACGCGAGTCGAAGCGCTGTTGACGTTGTTTATAACAATAGCGGTAAGTTCTACGTCAGTAGCGTCGTACTCTACGGTGAACTCTTGGGTAAGTACGAGTAGGCCGTCGATATTGTATTCGACTGGTGGCTTGGTCAGGACTAAGCGACCGATTTTAAACTGTATGGTCTCTTTCGAGGTGCTACCGATTAAGCTGCCTTCAAAGGTAACAATGAGGGCGTTCTTTGTGTTGGCTTGGTATTTAGCAAGCTCGGTAGTGTCTGCGAAGTGCAAGGAGTACGAGCCGGTAATTTCTACTCTGCCCGGGATAAGGTTGCCTGCGGTGATAGTGTTGGCGCCAGACAAAAATGCTTCATCGAGCAAGACGTTGTTGTTGATATTGAGGGTAAATCCTTTTAACGGAGTTGCCGAGTTGCCAGCGGCGTTAGAAAGAGAAGTACCAAACTTTGCGGTCATTTGGTGGTATGCAAACTCGGTTTCATTTGCATAGCTTTCGGAGATTGTATCAGTTCCTACAAAACCACCAATAAGCTCGGCGGTGGCCTTAGCATAGCTGTCGCTCACTTCAAAGTTTAGAGAGTTACAAACCATATTAAGGTACTGCACGGTTTGTATTCCGCCTTCCTCTACGGTAACGGTTGCGGTGCGAGGGGTTGCGTTGGTGTTATTGATTGTAAAGGTATGAGTGTATGCGGAGTCGGACACGCCCGAGGAAGAAACGCCACCCATAGCCAGCGATAGGAAGTAAGGGAAGTTTTTTACATTCGGCACAAATCCGATTGAGCCTTGCGAATACCTGCGCCGTATCATCGAGTTGGACGACATATTGCGAATACCGCGTGCCGAGGTGAAGTGCGCCTTTTCTGAAACACCCTGTATTGAAAAATCAGCCCATGGAATAAACACGGTCTCTGCGACCGCTACCCCGGGGGCTGCGTAGCTCTCAATACCAAGACCTACGTTAACTTGAGTTCCGCCTGTTTTGGCCATATATTATTTGTCCTTAGAATTAGTTTTGCTTTCTGTTTTATTACCTTCGACGGGGGTAATTTCCGGCCACGCAAATATTTGCGCGTGAGTTTCCGTATCTTCGGGCAAGTCCTTGGTTTCGCCTTCACTGATTGACCAGCCGAGTTTCGGGAAAGTAATAGATTTTGTACTGGTTACTTTCATAGGTTGTCTAGTTAGCTTCTTAGTTGAGTAAAGTACGCTACGAACTCGACTTGCCCCTCGACCGCATAGGCCTCTCTATCACGCTTCCCTATGGTTAGTCCATAGTCGGCCTTGGTAATAGTACCTAGGTCGGTGCGGAGGTCGTGGGCGGCGTCAACGAGCTCGTTAGAACGTAGAATATTTAAAATGCAATTTGATTTCAGTTTGTAAGTATCTTCTTCTCTACCCTCAATTATATCATAAAGTTGGGCTATTCCGGGGGCGATTTGCGTGTCGTCGTTTACCTCGTCTCGAATGTCGGTAATAACCGTAAGTATGAGTTGCTGCCCTTGCTCGTCTTCCGTATTGGTGAGCTTGCCTACCTGCGTCATGCTCTTGGAAATAATCAAAGCCGGTAACATGCTTTTCGGCACGCGTACCGGGTCGCCTTGATATACGCCTCTAAAGACGCCTTCCATGGTCTCGGTTATGAGCTGTTGGTATTTCCTAATTATTGGGTCGCTGTAGGGTTGCATATTACGTTGAGGATTTTATTTTTTTCTGCCAGTAGGAATGGAATATTTTAACTATCGTCTGCTTTTGATTTTCCCCGAGCTTCATCATTACGCGCCGTGGCAATACTTTGCGTGCTTCCTTCGACTGGTGGTATTTGAAATAAACGGCAGAGTTCCAAACTTCGGCGTAGTCAGCTTTGAACATCGACTTAAACGATTTCTGCATTGCGCCGGTCTTAACAAGTGGGTCGCTTGGGAAACCTGCTCGGGTTTTCTGTGCGAGGTAGCGAGGTCGTAATGGCGCCCAAGATTCACCTATTGCTGCGCCTCTGGTAGTAAATACATCGTTGGAAAAAACTTTGACCAAATCTTTCGCCGCGTCGCTAAATGCCGGTGTCCAGTCTTTTATTTCACTGCCGATATTCCGCAACACACGGGACAACTGCGTTTGCCCTTCGATTGTCCATTGTAGTTGCAACATGGTTTAAAACTTCTGGTCAATGGTAAACTTGCGTACCTCGTCGCCTTCTTCGCTTCCGTCCGGTTTTCCGCGCAAAACATTCGTACTGGTAACGACGGCAAGCTCTGTGCTGTCCGTGCCTATAAGTCTCTGGTCTCCGCGCTGGATTGCCTTAAGGATTCCCCGAGCTTCGCCTAAAAACTTTACGCCGTCGCCGTCTGCGCCAAACTCCTCGTAGAGCAAATAGCCAGCGGCTAGTAACTCACAAATGAGGGTTATGAGTGGAGGTACTTCGTCCAGCGGTAAAGTGTACCGGGTAATTAAGGTAGAGTTGATTTCGTTTTCTGCCTGCTTGCGTTTATCTTCCACACGTCCGTCGCTCAAATACGGGTTCTCGGTCAAACCGGCTTTCTTTCTGATTCCGTAGATAGTAGCATAGCGAGCGCTTTCGTCTGCTAGCACTTCGTCTGCGTCGTCTCGAGAGGTTTCGGTAAGCGTAGTGCTGTTGTAATAAGTCGCCTTAAAGTAGGTGTAAGTATTTCCGCTGTACTCAAGTATCGTGCCTTGTGGGTCGTCGACTTGAATAGTTTTAGGCGAGCCGTCGCTCGTTAATTCCGTATAGCTTCCGCCTGCTTCGGTGGCTCCATAGAACTTGCGCTTGTTATAACGATAGACGGTAACGGGCTCGCCTTTTTTGTGATTAAACAAAAGAGTTGCCACGCGCACAGACTGCCCGGCACTAACCGCTTGGTTTATCTGGCAAAGCTCGGCTTGCTCCGAGCCCTCACGGCCGATAACGATAAAAGTTTCGTTGGCCATGCCGTCGTTATTCTCAAGCGTGAGCGTAATATTGCTACCAGCCGTCGCGTCAGCGGCAAGGGTTGTACGCTCTTGCTTTATAAAGTCTTCTGTTGGGGCTTGGAGTACTCGCATAGGGTTTGTTGTTATTACTATTTTACCACAATTTAATCTTTCTTGTTAGTTGGCAGAGTCGATTTCGGCTCCTTTTTAGTACGCAAAATTATATTGCCGATACGGGCAACTCCCGAGTATACGGTAGTTAAAATGTCATTTAAGGTTATGGTTTCTGTGAGCGTTTTGTAAGCGTCGCGAATAAATGTATCGACTAGGGATACCGTATCCGAAAGCGTCCTGCTCATGGCTCGAACAAATGTATCAACTAAGGTAACTGCGTCGGAGAGCGTGCGCCCTGCGGATTTTAAAACTGTGTCGGCGAGCGTAATAACATCGCTTAGGGTTCTCGCCGTAGATACAAGTTTAGAGTCAACCAGCGCCACTGCCTCGGAAAATACCTTGCTCGTAAGTAAAGTTAGACTGCCTGCACAGTAGGTAGTTTCGGCTCCTACCTCAAGTTGTATGTCATCAAACCATACCGAGCCACTGGACGCTGCGCCAAAAGAGCCTAGACCAAGAAATACTGTAACCTCGCCAGTGATAGGTACGGTTTTGCTTACGGAAAACCGACCATTTTGATTTGCTGTAACATTCGTAGTCGTTCCGCCTGCTCCCCCAAACTCATCGGCTAAGGTTAAGTTAGCGTTTGCAACGCTGGCGTCTGTCCTTACCCGAGCCGAGAGAGTTACGGATTGACCGGCTGTTAAGAATACCCGTTGCTTTATACCAGTATCGCCATTAGATGAAGCGGAGATTTTAAAACTTTGGCTACCACTAGCCGGGTTTTCAGTGCTGTTGCCTTTATACGTCTGCGAGCCAGAAGTATTGTAAGCCGTCCAACCTGCCGGGATATTACCGTTTCCTGCAACGGTGTACTCAAACGAAGAATTGGTTAGCAGGTTAGGACACATGATTTTAACAACTTCCGTAAGAGTGCGCGCCGTGGACTTTACTATGCTGTCGACTAGCGCCAAAGAGTCGCTTAACGTCCTACCTGCCTGTTTAAGCACCGTGTCAGCGAGCGTAAGAGTATCGCTTAAAACTCTGCTAGGAGCCCTAATAATGGTGTCTACTAGGGTCATGGTCTCAAGGAGGGTTGAGGTTGTGGCTGCTGGCGCATAAGAGACTACCAAAGCGTCTGCCGACCCAGCCCCACCGGATTTAGTCATTACTAAAGAATAACTACCAGCCGGAGCCTTCGGACCATTACTATCGAACATACCCTTGAAAGTATCATCGTTCCTTTTTGTTGTCCCTGTACCTGCTCCTATGGTAGCTGCCCCAAAACGGCAACCCCCTATAAGCCAACAATTACCTGCTACGGTAGTACAGGAAACGGTTATGCTTGTATCCGACACCACCGTAGCGGTTCCCTCTGCGTCAGGGGTAAGATTTTGCACCATACCGCTGTAAGAAACTCCGGCTACTTGCAATAGGCTGCTAGATGAGGAAACGACAATATTAGCAGCTCCGGTGGCAGGATTAAGCAAACCCCAAAGAGTTAGATACCTTGCGCCAATGGAGATTTGTTTAACCTTGGTCATCGAAACCCCACCGAATGTAACAGTAGGATTAATTGCGTCGGTAAAGGTAAGTGCAAAAAGCACCCTGTTGCTACCAGAGCCTATAGTAATGGAATTAGAGACACTGGTGCCGGGGTTTACGCTTTGCCAATTAGCAGTACTAGCGTCGAAAGCTATAGCCATAAACTATTTTTTAGATTTTAATACGCTCTTATCCGGCCGGTTAGTTTTGAGCATGAGCCGTTTCACCCGAGCAACACCAGAGTAAACGCTAGTGAGTATGTCAGTTAGCGTTACGGTTTCAGATAGAGTTTTTGCGAGGTCTCTTATAAAAGTATCTACCAGAGTAACCGTATCGGTCAGTGTGCGCCCTGCGGATTTTAAAACTGTGTCGGCAAGAGTGAGTGCGTCGCTCAAAGTTCGGCTCGTGGATTTTACGACGGTATCGACTAATGTAGTCGTATCGCTTAAAACCTTACTGCCTTGCTTGAGTACCGTATCCACCAGCGTTGTTGTATCGCTTAGAGTACGGGCAACGCTTCGTATTCTGCTGTCTACCAAAGTTACTACGTCAGTCAGAGTGCGTGCCGGTGATTTAATTACAGTGTCCACAAGCGTAGTGGTTTCGGTCAAAGTTGTTGTATACGCTACGCCAAACAAGTTGGTAACAATAAAGTCTACAAAACCCGTAAGCGTCGAAGTGCTAGTGCTTCCGTCGGTTAAGTCAGAGCCAGTGCCGCCGTAGTCTATCGTGCCAGTATAGGAAGACGTGCCGGTGTTCTGCGCTTGGTATCCTATTTCAATAACGATTCTGTCTCCGGCCTGTGCGCTCACGTCGGTCAAATCCCAGCTTCGCAACTGCGCTGTTGCAGTCGTCGGCCATTCACCTACCGCAATTTTGTTAGTAAGGAAAGTACCTCGAACGGTGTCGGTGTCTCCTGCTGTAACGAAACCGTGAATGTGGGTAAACGCGTTCATCGCCGCGTCGCTTTCCAAAACTCCAAGCATTAAGTTGAGTACGCCGGTTATGGTTTTTGCACTGCCGAGAGGAGGAGAAACGAAACGCGCAAGCAATACGTCCCAGTTATTTGTTGCCGTGGTTTCCGCTACTCCAATGGTAGCGTTAGCCCCCGACTTGGTAACGTCTATCTTTTTATCTACAAAGCTCGCTGTGTCGTCCCAAGAGCCACGTTTGGTTGCCGGAGAGTATGGGGCAGCCGCATTTTGGAAATAAAATCTAGTAACCTCTACTGTGCCATAAGTCGCAAACACAATATCAGCGTTGCCAGCGTCAGGCGCAACAAACGTGGTAAAAGCGGTATCGCCGTGAACACGTCGACCATTGCCGTAAGGGTTAGCAGTGCTTGAGTTTACGTCCCTATAGTCAGACTGGAAAACATGAGTGCTTGTATTCCATGGCGCCATGCAAATAACATAGCGGTTGCCCGGGACCAGGGTAACGGCAGAGCCGAGGCTGTACTTTTTAAGGCTCGTAGACAGGGTGCCGTTTGCGATTTCAACCGCACCGCCAATACCAACTCCCACCGTCCCAGTCGGGAAAAAGCTAGCGTCAGCATTGTCTATCCATACTTTCATGCCAGCCGAGCCGACACTGTTAAGCTGGAAAGCTACGGCGTCTATAGTCGAGAGCTTGGCAATAAACCCCTGCATGAGATAATCGCGGCCACTGCCAGTATCCCCAAATCCGATACCCACACCGCCCGTTAAGTTTTGTTGGTCGATAATTTGCTGCGCCATAGTTATATAAATTAAAACCCCTCACCCCAAAATGAGGCAAGGGGTTTTTAAGTTTGCCCCAATTATCTTTTGTCGTACCGTCGGTGGCAAATTAGGCATAAAGGAATATAGTCATTTAATCTTCGACGATATTGCCAGTCTATATTTGCCCACTCTTTTGCTTGCTTGCCACAGAACGAACATCTATTATCTCTAGCAAATCCCTTTTCAACGACTACCCACTTGTGGATTGCTGAATAGTTCTCGCTTTTACCCGTTCCCTTTCTTACACCTGGTTTTCCCTTCATGTCTTCCCAATAGCATTTAGAGGAACAGAACTTCGCCTTTCTCCACTTAGACTTAGTAAACTTTCGTATTCTTTGACCAAGTTTGTTTAGACGAAGATTAGAGAATGTTTGACTACAGACTTTACACTTTTTTGTAGGAGTTCTCATGCTTCCATGATACCCTACCAAAACGCATTAGTCAATAATCAACATCAATCTACGTCGATTTTCCACGTTACCTGCAAGCTGTCTCCGTTTACCACGTTTATAGCGGAAAAGGTTTGACGGCAGAGCAGTACACCGGACGAGCTGGCGTTGAATACGCCGGACTCGGTAACTGCTGCGGTACCAGTAACGGTGTAGGTTAAGACCAACTGCGCCGTGTCGTTGGTTTGGTCAGTGGTAACACGGGAAGCGGTAGCTGCCGCGCGAGACAACCCGGAAGTTGCAAGCTCGGTCTGCAAGGTGGTATCGGAGGCGTTAGCGGCGTTGGTACCAGTTCCTACAGCTATGTAGGTAAAGGCGGCTTCGGAGCCTGC